GGTTGTAAGCTCATCTTCAGTGATAAGCCTCAATGGCGTTACTTTTACCTGTGAATGATCCGCAGACTTCTCAAGCAATAAATTCAATATGGATGTAAGCAGGTTCCGCTCTTTCGTAGTGTTCTCCCAATAGGTACGCTTCATTTCAAGGATGGCTTCACCTGAATTGCCAAACATGGCGTTGTCGCTTGTTTTTATCAGCCCTGACGGCAGGTTGTTGAAAGCAATAAGAATGTTCTCTCTCACGCTGTTTTCAGTATAATTGAAGAGCTTATCGTCAATTTTACTCTCAATCTGCTTTATCAGTATAGCATCTTCAAGTTTCTCCCCGGCAAAATCCATTTCAAGACATAAAACGCCGCCAACATTGTCAGCGCCAAGGCTGTCTCTTATAGCTTGCTGGAAACGTTCCCTCTCGCTTTCTGCCTCAAGATATTCTTTGCTGCCTTGTTCAAGCCCTTCACCAACTAATGGCCGCGTTACAACCAAAGTGTTTCCAAAGAAGCCTTTGCGTAATAACCTGTTCTTGTAGGTTGATGCCTGGGCCTCGCTATCGCAATCTTCAGCCACGCTGTCAATACGGGAAAGAGGGTATAATAGTTTAGTGTCCATGTTAATGAACAACACCTGCCCTTTGTAATGCTCCCATCCACCGGCTTTCTCAACCTGCGCGTCAATTACTTTTTTGCGAGGGTTGTAAACATCAATAAGCTGTATTTCAGATTTCTTTGGCTTAGCCCAGTCTTTGCTGATTGCCACCTTCCCTGAATAGTCGTTGCTGTCAGCTTTGCCTAGTCTGCACCAGTCAAAAGGCAAAACACAGAAGTCGGTGATTTGATACAGCGCATTCCAGTTAATGTGGATGAAAACACCTCGCTGCTTTACAAGGTCATCGGCCACATCATCAGCAAAATCGGCAAGCTTTAGGTTCTTGTCTTTGTTGACAACAATCTTATCGTTTTCTTCTCCGTAACCCTTGCCAATAAGGTACTGCACCATGATGGCAGCTGCTGACTTTGCGGTTACGCTATTATTAATAAGCCTATCCATGCGTTCAGGATAGGCGTTATCAGTATCATTAGCGTAAACATCAACAGACTTGTTCCATGGCGTTAGCCTTTTCCAAACGTCTATTAGCAGGGTTTTCATGGGTTACTCTTTTTCGGCTTTCCTGATTATGTTTAAGGTTTCACCATCTTCATTATGTGTGGCAATAACAATATCACCAACGGCATACCCCGCTTCGGTCAATTCCTCCGTGTCCTCAAAGTGATCTTCTGTAAGAACTACTTCAAACTCTTCAGGGGCTTTTTGGCCGGCATTGGTTGCCTGGTAATCTGCAAGGGCTTTTTTAGCATCGTCAAGAGCCTTGTGAGCCGCTTCTTTTGTGGTTTTCCTGCTGTTTTGCTTCAGGTTGTCGACTGCATCCTGGGCTTTTTTCACGTTGGCTTCAAGCTTTTGCTCTTCGGTGAGGTCATCCGCAGATGATTCTGTGTCAGAAGGTATCTTTTCAAACAGCCCTGCACCTTTAGGGTGGTTGTCAAGAAGATATTTGCCCTGCTTTGCAGTGATAGTGTCATTAGTATAACCTTGCTGTGAACCAAACGGCCACATTAGTCCGTTATATTTCTCTAACAGGACATATCCGGAGTTATTAGTTGATTTTTTCATCTTTGCTTTGTATTTAGTGAGGTATTCAGCTATACACTTATTGCATCCGGGATTGACTGTAGTGGAAAATAGCTTTGAGTATTCCTTTAGAAACAATTCAAGATACCTGGCACCATCTTTCGCGGTCCCGGACATGATGGTACCGGCATCCATTATTGTGAAATCCATTATGCCTGAACGAATTTGTTAGTGAACGCGGTCTTAGTAGTGGCGTAATCTGTATCAAGCAGTGTCATCGGCATTGTTGGCTCTTCATAACCGTCTGCAGAGGCAAGCTCAAACAATATCATGTTGTCATTTTCCTTTGAGTTGTTGGTCATGGTCATAAGCTCAAGTCCTGAACGCAATCCAAGAACTTCGAAAGCGTCTTCGCTGTCAGTGCCTTTCCATTTCTGCTCAACAACAGCAACGTACTTGGCGCCAAGGGCTAAGTTTGCAGCCTGGTTCTTGTTTGCTGCTGATGGGTTAAAGATTACCCCCGAAAGGGTGTGCTTAAACTTATCAGGAGCATTTTCTTTTTTCACCAACTCCCACGCTTTACCGTTGGCCTGCTTAACGCCGGTAAGCTTGTAGCCGGTCTTACCGGCCTTAAGCTGTAGGTTTGTCAGCAACGCCCTGTTACTGGCATCTGTAGTTGTGGTGATAGTATCTATATCTGCCTGATTGATTAGGACAATGTCCTGCTCAATTCCCGCTACAGGGGAGTTGAGGCAATCAAACAATATATCTGCGGTTAAGTTTCCTGTACAATCTATCGGCATGATCTTTTGTATTTAAGGTTAAACAAGTAGCAGCTTAATAAGCTGCTACTGTTAGATAGTTTTCAAGATGTTTCGCGTCGATAGTGTAGGCAGCATCCATAAAGTTAGTTTTAAGAGTCCTGTCATAGAACACGTCTAACTTCTTAAGGTCTTCTTCACTTAAAGTACCAATAGGAATGTTTTCCTTAACGGTCATTACGGCCCTATGAGGTAAGTTCCATTTTGTACCGTTATCCTGGTATGCTTTGATGTACCTGTCCCAGTCGTAGCGCACTTTTACCTCAATGCCATCGAAGTAAAGTTTAGGAGTTCCGTTTTCGGTCCTTTCAAGGAAGCCGCTACCAAGTGATTTATTCCTCAGCGTTGCACGGTAGTTGTCTGCAAGGCTCCTTGTTGCCAGGATGAACTTCTCATCTGAAGATGCAAGTCTCTCATCTGCCGCTACGGTCATTTTCTCAAATGTTTCGTATGCAGCATCTTCAGCAAGAGCCTGGGCAGCATAGTTAGCTCCCGCGTTTGCGGTTATGGCAACGTAGTTAGAATCTCCTGAGTTTATATCAGCAAATATCTGTTTGAATAAACCATCGAATGAGTTCCAATAACCAAGGTCGGTTCCTGCTTTGAAAACCCCGCCTTCGGCCACCACATCAGCAGCAGTGTCGTTAAACCATGCTTTCCTGTGAATATTCTCAAGCATTGCCTTTTCTACGGCTGCGATAATTATCCCGAACTCTTCAGAACCTACCATGTCAAAGAAATCAGGGTTAATTTTTTGAGCCTTTTTGAATATCTTCAAAAGCGCCGGCATATCCACCTGACAGTGGCTTAACCTGAAATCTTCCATAACGGGAGTCCAAAACTTTTCAGTCAGGGCCATGCCCTCAGCTGTGTTTGGTGTACAACCTGTTGTCTTTTTACCAAGCAAGCCAATTCTACCTGCAAATACAATTTGCGTGGTCATGTCAATGCCTGTCTCCACCTCGTGATATTCCTGAAGGTCTGATTCATCAAAAACCCTTTCAAAGATTATCGCACTCGCTGTCTCAACCTCCCTTGGGTTCAGCGTTAAATCTTCTGCATTAATTACAGCCATTACTTATTTCGTTTTTTGTTAAGATACTCTCTTGCGCCGGCAGCCCTGTCAACAGGCTCGTTTTGCCTCTTGTTTGAGGCCTGAGGCTTCTTACCTTCAGGTTTGTACTTTGAGAAGATTTGTTTTTTCAATTCTTCCACATCTTTTCTCATTGTTGCTAAAGCCTGAACTGCCTCGTCGCGTTCAGCCGTAAGCTGTTCGTTCTCTTCTGTAAGCGCGGCAACCTGTTGGGCTAATTCTTCGTCTCCTTCAGGGTCTTTAATCTCCTTTAGCTCTCCCGCCTCAAACACATAGGTAAAACCATCCGGCATTACATATTCGCCATTTGCAGGCTCTCCGTCGATAGTGGCCATCTGACCTACCTCAATCACACCGTCATCCGGCAGGTCGGTAAAGTCAATGCTGGCACCGTTGGCATCCTGTACAACCTTGTTCAGGATATCGGGTTTCTTGCTTTTTCCAAGAACCCTTTCAAACAAGCTCTCCATCCAGTTTTTGTCTTTTTCGGTAAATGTTCCAGTCATATTATTATTGGGTTTTTTAAAATACGTTTTAGCGGCAGCCGCTACAGGGGCGGAAGTGATGAAGCCTAAGTCCTGTAGATTCTGCATGGTCAACCAGGTTTCATTTTTCAGAAGAGGGGTGATGGCGGCTTCGTCAATGCTCAAGGCCTTTGTATAGAATGAAATCATTCTCTTTTCCACAGCCCGCAATTCATCGGCAAACAGCTCAAGTTCATCTGCTGTACCAATTGAGCCTCCCCAAGGCAGATGTATCATAAAAGGAGTGTTCTCCCTTACAATCCTCTTGTCTCCGGCCATGAATATTACGGTGGCTACAGAAGCAACAATCCCGCTACCAATCGTAGTAATGGGTTTCCCCAAGGTTTTGAGATAGTCGTAAATGTCAAAACCTACATCTACCAAACCGCCCTCAGAGTTTATATGTACATTGAACTCTAATGCGTCGGGCTGTTTCTTTACCTGTGTAATAACATCAATCAATTCAACACCCGGAACATTGTCGTAGGTGCCAATTTGCCCTGTTATGTAAATGCTTCCTATCATGTGAGTAAAATTAGACAGGGCATTTTTTTGTTTAGTGCAATGGTTTTTGCACTATATTTGTGTTATGAACTTCATATTAGGGATTTTACTATTTTTCTGCATTATAGGTGGTTTGGCGTTTTTAATACAAAAGATGGCCAAAGCAGGGTTACGTAAAATGGAAGCATCCGAAAAAAGAAGGAATCTGCAAAACAATATCTTTGTCAAGGCTCATGTGCAGATGCTGAAAGAAGATGAACAGTACAAAGACTATCTCGAATGGATGGATAGGAATAATGTGCCCGGGGTTCCTTTTGAACAACCCAAATCTTACGAGCAGGTAAAGGCAGACAAAAAAATAAAAGGGCTTTTTCATTAAGCCCCTTCCATGAATTCTACAATATAAAACATTTGTCTTCTGCTGACATCGTATTGAGCACACACTATTTCTATAGCCTCCGTCTTCTTGCATTTAGTTCGTTCAATCAGGTAAGCCTCATAAAGTACTTTCCAGTCCAGGATGTGTACAGGTATAAGGCTTTTACTCATCAGCTTAATAAATTCATCTCCTAATGTTGTGATTGTTTCATAACGGCTCATTTACCATTTTTGTTTCGGACAAATATCACTGGAGCGCACCTTTGCGGATAACGGGCATCCGCATTGGTCACAGTAGGCTCCTTCTACTTCTTTGAGCGTATCTTTTATAAAAGCCAGTATTTTGCCTTGTTTTGCATGAGGGCAAGCTGAACAGATAGCCGCACGATCTTTGGCTACCTGCTCAACTACTTCACTTTTATCAATGAAGTTTTTCCACCCGGTAAGTATTACTTTAACATTCATGTTTAAAAACTTGCACCATTTCTTACCTGTACGTAGCTGTTGCCTTCTGTAACTATATCCTGAACAGCGACAACAGGGGCAGGGATGCTGGCATTGGCTTCAGCTATTTTTGCGGCCAGATCATCAATGTTCAGCGATTGCACTGCCGGCTGTCGGTTCACTATACCCCCCGAAGCAAAGAAGTTGGATGGTGATATTCCGGATCCTGCAGGGAACGCATTATTGAAAGCCATAAAGTGACGGGCCGCGTTTCTGTTCATTACTCCGATTAGCTCTCCCTGCTCAGCTTCGAACTGTGTGCCATCTGCACCAGTGAACATTGTGCCGCCCGCTGAGTGTCTTTTGCCGCCTATGCTGAACAACGCACCTTTTTCAGCTTTAGGCACGTTCGTTTGCTTCATCGATGACACTGCCTTAAGCCCCGAAGCAAGTACAACACCGGTGCTCACACCTTTTGCAACCGTGGCAAGCGGTTCAGGAAGGATACTATCTGAAGCCCATACCTGGGTTACGCCGTTGTATGTGTTGATTAGCGCCTCAGCTATCGAGGCTGCTTTGCCTAATGCAGTCTTTTTACCGAGAAGCTCAGAAGCCTGCCCTAAAGTGTCTGCGTACTGCTGGCGAATAACCATCTCTTTAGCCAGTTCGATATCTTTAGCGGCTTTAGCATATTTGTCTTTTATAAGGGTAATGTCTGCACCTGTCTTTTCGGCTGCTTCAATTTCCTGCTGCCTTTGGATTTCAAGCCGCTCGAGGTCAAGTTCCATTTGCTCTTCAAAAGCAAGCTGGCCGGCAGCTTTTTTATTCTCAAGGTCCAGTAGCTTTCTTTCGGTTTCGGCAGTCTCTCTTTGCTTTATTAGCTCCTGCTGGGCGGTGTAATTGCTGTTGTCTATCTCAAGCAAAGCAGCATTCAATTCTTCCTGGCTTATTTTTTCATTGTCGAATAAAACTTGCTGATGGTCTTTTTGAGCCTGAGCTGTATTGTTCATGCGCTCAAGCTCTTGCTTCAACATTTCATCATTCAGGAACTTATTGCTGTCAAGCTTTGACTTGTTTAAGTCCATAAATAGCTTCAGTTCCCTTTCGGCATTTGCAACTACCAGGTCATGTTGTGCATCCCTATAAGTATTAAGGGCCTCGTTGTTGGCTATTTCAAGTTGAAGTTTGTCGTTGGCGGTTTTCTCTGAAGCATTATACTCTGCCTGATTGATTTCCAGTTGGCGGTTAAGCACTTCTTCAGCATAAGCAAACTGCTCATCTAGAGATTTGTTCTTTTTATCCTGCAACGTTTCAAAGAGTTCAAGCTCAAGGTTAAGTTTTTCAGCATACGTTTCAAGTGCCTTTTGACGGGCCTCCTGCATTTGCCTGATGCGCTCTTTCTCTTTTTCGGCAGCTTCTTTACGTAATGAATTCAGGTTTGCCAACTGCTCCGACTCCTGGCTGGTGATGCGCTCCTGAATGTCTGCTATTTCAGTTAAGGCCGCTGACTGAGCATCCAAAGCTTCTTTGGTTTTGCCCTCAGCTTTTATACGAAGCTCTGCAACCCTAAGGGCTTCTTGTGCAATGGCCATCTCATCGGCCAGCTGTTTCTTAAGCACAACCCCTAACTGATTGTTAAGCGCAATCCTTTCTTCAATGGATTTGCTTTCATCATCTCGCTGTTGTCTTAACTTTTCAGCCTGCTTTTGGTATTCAAGCTGGGTGAGCCTTGATTTACGCTGAGCTTTTTCAAGCTCTATTTCAGCTTTCGCCAGATCAGCTGACGCCTGTGAAGATGCTTTTACCGTTTCTGTAAACCCTCTAAGATCTGCTGCCGTTTCATCAAACCCTAAGAAGTCTAAGGCTCTTGCGATGCCTTCCATTACTTTCTCTAAGGCTATACCTAAGGTTTCTACCGTTGCTATAAACACGGCTCCCATCCATTCACCTAAAGGCTTTATCACTTTCCACAGGCCCTCAAATATCCCTCTCACAGCCCCGGTAACTTTTGCAAGCCGTGCGCTTCCCTCTTCTGTAGAATTCATGGATGATTTCATGAATTTAAACGCTCCTACAACTGCCCCTATTGTTAGGGCCAATGCGCCAAGGAAAGCGCCTAACGGAGTAGCAAGGAAAGCGAGGGAAGCTTTAGTCATTCCGCCAATGCCTGCAATTATGCCTTTGAACGAATTAGTAAGTAATGTTCCCGTACCCCCGGCTTCCTGTGACCTCATTATAAAACCTGAAAGGCCGCCGTTGAACAGGTTTATTTCCTGAAATGCATCAACTATTTGGTCTTTGTAACCACCGATGGCCATTTTCTGTTGCTCGTATGCGCTTGTATTTTCCTTAATGAAATCTGTATTTTCATCAATCCGGGCATTCATTTCATCAATCAGTCTCTTACCCTCTTCTGTTGTGGCATTAACCCCATTCCTAAGTTTTATAAGCTCCCTGTTTTGGGCCCTTGCCTCATCTACTGTAACTGATTGCCTTTCCATTGCATTTGTTATTGCCTCTTCAATACTTGACAGTTTGCCTGCCTCAGTTACCTGCGACCTTATGGCAGCAGATTGTTGATTGTAGGCTTGTGACAATCTTTTTATTTCTACTTCATTCCTTATGAACTGGGCAGAATTCTCTTCTCCTGTTAACTTTAGGTCCTTCTGCTCATCCCTTAACTGCTGAATGGCCTTACGGCTATCCATTGCAGCCTTTATCAGTCCCTGTGTATCAAGGTCAAGGCTAGCTAAATTTATTCTTTCTCCCGCCATGGCTTATGGTGTTATTGTTTCGTTTGAGGGTAATGTGAATGAGACAATGTTCGAATATTCGGTTCCCGCCTTTAACCTGATGTACCAGGTGATTGGCGATGATGGCGAATAGTTGAATGGGTTTTGGTCGTAGTCAAATTGTAACTGGCTCCAAAATACCTGATCTGTTGAATATTCAAAAACAAGCGTTGGAATGTCAATCGCTAAATCAAAGAAAGTGGAAACATTATAATCGTCAATTTCGACTTTAGTTATCCTGATAGCCACCGTCGGCGGTGGTAACACCTGCCCCCTATGTACTTTAACCATCTCACACCTCACGGGCTTACCCGATATATAATTGTTTATCTTGTTCATGTAGAAATAAGAGGCGAACTGCTCAAAGTAGTATAGCTTCCTGAAGTCGAAGTTGGTGATGTCGGTATCTTTCAGGTACAGGTCAGCTGTTACTATCTGAGATAGGCTCAACACCTGCGACAATGTCCGGTAGTACTTCTCTATGACTTCGTGCCACTTTAAACCCACGTAGTTTTCCTTGTAGTAGTACATCACATTACCCTCGGTTGTGAGCATTTTAGACTCCAGGTGAAGAGGCATGGTTCGCAGGCTGGACTTTATGAAGTAATACCGTTTGTCAAGAATCTTGTAGTTAATATCATTACTGTCTTCTACAGGCTCTTTTTCCCACAGCTTGTATATGTTGGACGGGTCGTTTTGCAGGAAGGTAGATTTTAACCGTTCAGGACTATATATCCTTGACTTGATAACATCCTTGCTTCCCTGAAGGTTGACATTCTCTACGTCAATGTACCAGTCATTATGGTCAGCTTCCTTATCGTTGTAATTGTAACGGAACCAGTTGCGCTGGGCATAATTGCCATAGATATAATCCTCCTTTACTTTCTTGGCCAGCTTATCGCTCCAGTTTACAGCAGGCGCTGTTATAAGCTGCTCTTCCAAAGTGAGGAACTCGTACACTTTGGTAACGTTGTTGGAGTACATGGTAAGCCCGAAGCGATGCGTTATCTCGTTGATAAAGTCTTTGATGGCAAAATCGGTAAAAGCTTCGGTGAAGTCAATTACATTCGGGTCCACGCGGTAAAGCTGTACATCAAGAACATTATCATCGCTCTCATACAGAATAAAACCACCCTCGCCGTTTTCGCTCCTGGTGATAACTATACAGAGGCTTTCGCCAGCTTCAAGTTGGAAAGATGCGGACTCCAACTGAAACTCATCCCCGTGCGGTATATTATCAGCGGCTTCGCCTAACACATAATTGCCGTTAGTATCAAACACAGCGCTCAGGAAAGCTTCGCCAGGATTTTCGCCAATACTGTTTTTGCATATTCTTATACGGGCATCTTTTTGAATTTCATTAACGTGTCCAAACAAGGTTCCTTTGATATCAATCCGATACGTTGCAGTTTCGGCAATAGTCATGTGGACACCTCCTACATCTCCCTGCAACTCATCCACAATAGCAGAATTGAACTTAGCATAATAGTAAGCGTTTGACGGGCTTTCGAATGAATAATCATCTGCATCAAAAATAAGATGGTCGTTCTCACCGGCAATAGCCTGGCCTTTTGGAAATGTCATCCACAGGTTTGAGAAGTCTTCTGTTTCAAAAATTGTTCCTGCATAAGCAAAGCCGTACACTTCGAATATTTTACCCCATAGCCATTTGACATTTACAGACGGCACCTGGTAATCTATATTAATTACACCGTTGGCAGTATCGCCATTGTCTCCGTTGTAGTCTGCCAATATGTAGCGGTAAGGCTTATCCTCAACCCACGAGGCAATAACATTGGTAACGGTCTTAAGGTGGTTAAGCTCGTATAGCGGTTGTCCCGGTTGAGAACCTAAATCAGAAAGAACCTTATTCTCGATGGCTTTATAAAGGTCAATTATACCGTCATAGACAACCACATCGTAATATTCGCCGCCATCAGTAACAACAGCCCAACCTTTGTAAACAAAACATTCACCGTTACTGCTATACAGGCTGCACTCATTCTTTTGATACGGCACTAAGGACCTGTTGCCTGTTAAAGTAAGGAAGTCTAAAGACTTGACGTTATTGGCCGTCTTTGGCACTTTAAATTTGTTGGTGAAGTTGCACTGCCTGTCATCAACACTATTCAGGTCATTGATCTGCTTGGTTTGCGCAATAACACTTCCCGGCTCAAGATCCAGCAGCTTTCCGTTTATGTATATCAGCGCGCTCATAATGTTTGTGTGTAGCGGATTGGTAATTCAAAATCAAGTGCGAAATTGGTAAGGCCCTGTCTATGGTTCTTCACCCGGACATTAGAAGTCTTTAAAGAGACTTCAACCCAATCATTGTAATCATTTTGGGCAAAAGGCTTACCTGTGAACATATATATCTTCGGGGCGTCAATAATACCCTCCACAACCCGACGCTGCTCTTCTGTTAGGAGTTCAGCCACAACCCTGATGGTGTCCTGTGATTCTTTGCCTATCTGTATAGTGCGGCTTCGGGTTTCTTCTACATTAGCATTATCCCTCTCTAGCTCTCCAAGTTGTTTTGATGAACGGTCAATGGCGGCAGTGTCCTCAAACAGCCAGTAGTTATACCCGCCATATTTGTTCAGCCACTTGAAGTAAACACCGCACTTATGCATTGATTTCTCAAGGATTAGGTATTTGATATCATCCTCTCCCTTGTTATATGAAGATATCTTTATATCGTTTGTGCCTTCAATAACAGGGAGAATTGTTTCAATAGCCTCATCTGTACGGCCATCTGAAAAGAATAGCCTCGTTACACACACTTGGCCAAACAGCATATCTGAAAGAGGGGGCCTGAATGATTGGCTTATGCCGTTAGTTTGGTTAAGGAACGTAACAACATCTTCAGATAGCCTTGTGAATACATTATAAATAGTAACATCAAAAGGGTATCCTTCCCAGTACTTCAGGTAGTAGCTGTTGGCGCTGTCTTTTTTGAAAGGTGTTAGCAGGAGCAAATCTGTTTTCAGGAACGCATTGCTTTCCGATATCTGTTCAACACCTCCAATCCAGGCAAGGCTATAACTTGAGGAACTGAATACATCCTCTTCTTCGTGGAATACCTTTATATAAAGGACTTGTGCAAGGTACTTCCCGGCATTGGCGGAATAAATAAATGAGTTAGGGTTTGGTGTTTGCAGGTTGGTTTGTAAAGTGTCCTCAAAACCGGTAGTGTTGATGATCGCTGAGATGTACGGCTTCAGGTTTAAGAAGAACCTGTTTCCAGGGTCAGGGTACAGCCTTACCCTAAAAGTGTCAGGCAATCCCATTCCTGCCTTAGCCCAAACCTCTGCATACACTACGGGAGAGGTGTTTATATCGCTGTAGAACCTCAATACATCGTTGTTATAAGCTAACCTTAACTTATTTTGATTGATGCCGCCATTATTTGTAAATATGATACTCATGCTGCCTGTGCTTTTAAAAATGTAACTAGGTTACTGGTGAATCCTGTTAAATATATATCACTTACTTTGTCAATAATGGCCTGAATGCGTTCAGGAGTAATGACTTGACTTATTAATTCCACGCCTCCATATTGTTCACGCTTCCATCCCTCCCTCATTATTTTTCTTGCAATTAGAAACGCTAAAGAGCTTCTTGCGATTTCTTTTCGTATAATTTCTGATGAACCTTTATCTCTAATATATCTTACCACAGTTGCCGCTATGCCTTTATCTATTAACCACTGCTCAATGTCTGCTGATGGATTCTCCCATTTTTTTCCAGACATACCAGAATTTGGGCCACGTCCATATTCCAATTGTTCACCGTGTGGCGCTCCCCACAGAAATGCTTTATTTTGAGTTATTTCTATTTCAAGGCTTGACTCGAATTCTCCTGATGCCCTCATGCCCAACTCATCGTACTTCACTATTAACTCCTCTTTTAGTTTTTCAAATTCTTCAAAAAGCAACGCCCCGGTTTTCATGTCGGGACCATTAAAAACTGCGGATTGAAGAGGTGTTAAGCCTGCCATTTAAAAATTTGATTTTATTTGGTAACTACACAACAAGCCATCCATGTTTGCATCTAGTGCATCAGTAACATCTATGTTACTCCATAGTTTTACCTCAAGGCCGGCACATGCCAAACGATTACCGATGTTGTTGAATACCGTAAGCAGAGGTTCTATGTTGGTAGTGTACTTGGAGTTGATATCGGTGCCGTTGTGCTGGTCAAAATCGCTATGCTTCACCAGGAAGAATTTGCCCTCGTAGTTTGTAGCTGTGATGAGTGTTCCTGATGTGTTGTATTCACTCTTACGATTGGTGAACTCGTGCAGGAAGAATATCTTGGTAGGGTCGAGAGAGCCGTCCAGTAAGTTCAGGGCCGCTTTTTTACCGTAGTGATATGACATCAGCTCACCATATATGGCGGCTTCATCCTGTAGTATGCGTACAATGTCTTTTGCCATGACTTTATTTTTTACGTTTCTCCTTTTTTGGTGTAAGGTGGGTCATGGGGTTTCGAATCTTTCCACTTCCGCCGCTCCGTTGCCTTTCTTTTCTCTCATACTTTTCAAGCTCTTCACGTTTCCATCTTTGAATATCCGATGCATGGTCGTTGCTAACACCGTTAGCCATATCAACTAAATGTCTTTCTTCTTCAGGAGTGTAATTCTTCATAATTTATTTCTTTAATTTTTGATATTCCATTTCAACTTCACCCTGAACCTTCACCTGTACCATGAGGCTGAACACCTCACCATAGGGCTTACGTCCTAAATCATATGGGTACATTCCGAACTGCTTTGCAAGGTTAACAAGTGGCAGTGTGTCGCTGTAGGGCCTCAACCTGTCAGCGCCTGCCATAAGCCAAAGATGCTCATCTGAGTTCGGGCTGGCCATTGCCTTATATTCAGTCGTCACAACACGCTCCAGTTCTCTGATCATGTATTTACGTGCCTGGTAGAATTCAATTACGCCTGCACCCCAAAAAGCATTCTCATCAGCATCAAAGCATATCTCAAACAACTGTTGCACCATCTGCCAGTTACTAACTTTACCCAGCTGCTTTATGCAATACTTTACATTGGCATAAGGCATCTTGTTTACATCCATGCTTTTTCCTGCAAAGGAGTTGATAGGGTTCAGGTGTTCCAGTACGGCATCATACTCTGAGGCATCCGGAAGTTCACTGTATTGCTTTAATGTTATATTCTTCATGGTTAACCAAATGGTTAGCTAAATGCTTAACCAACTCTAACTTTAACTGTATAATTCTTCTGTAAGCCGCCGCACGTCATCATTTCATGGTACCGTATGCCGTCAATAGCGTGGTTATAGAAGTCTATAGGCGTGTTAAGCTGCTTTCCTGTTTTATCCTTATCCCAACTGTATGCCCTAAACTCTTTTATGATGTCCCGGCTATTGGATGTTATTAAATAATCCTGCGCCTGCATTGTCTGTATTCCAAACTTCACGCTGTCGGCCCCTTTTACAACCGGCTTGATGTTGATGCCATGTCGCCTTATCTCCTCAATGCTCTTAGGCTCGGCGCTATCGGCGTAAACAGGCACACCCTTTTTTATGAACTTGGCTATCTCCGAATTTATCATTCCTGTTCTATAAAGTACTTGGTCAAGAATTCTTTTGCCGTTCCACTTGTATATGGCTGTTAGGGCAGTAGGATCATTTGTGTAACCAAAATCCAGCCCGTAACCTATCAGCTTAGCTTCAGGAGGGATGATGTCAACTTGTTTCCAGTTATTGAATATCACTCCCTCAAGGCTTCCTATTTCACCGTCTATGTACACGCGGCACCAGTTGCGCCAATACTCCGAAGTTTTAGCCTTCACTTGTTTGCTCATCAGCTCCTGCAATATAGTATCAGGCAAGGCCTCGTTGTCTGTGTACTTAAGCAATAGAAATTCAGCATCTGCTTCAGGCAGTATTTCCGTATGTGCCCAAAACTCTGTAGTAGGGTTGAAGTCAATCCATACATTCTCGCTGGTACGCATAATGAGCGCGTCTGCTATCTCAAAGGATATGTAGTTACCCTCGTTGATAAACAGATCCGTTCTCTTGCCTGATGCTTTCGCTTTACTCACACTGTCAAAGGACTTGAACTCTATCCTAGAGTTTGTCTTAGGGAACTTGTAAACCCTGTCAGTAGCATTGTAATTGGCTTCACTCCAACGGCCCGTCAACTGCATTATGGTTTTGAAGTCATCGAGCGCCCCTTCTTTAATTGCAGGGATGGTTTCAGCAACTACCGTTATTTTTTTATTGTTATACTGTGTCGCTTTGTTTATTAATACTGGCAATATCCCAAAGGTCTTACCAGCCCAGGTACCGCCCTGTATTACCCTCTTACGTTTCTTAAGAGCCAGTAGCTTGTTTATGGATGTTGTTCGCTTAAACATCTCTAAGGCGTATCTTCAGGAAACAGAGGCTGTTCAGTATGAACCTGAACGTTTTTATTATCTGTAAGCCCTAAATCACGGGCAATTATGTTAGCATTAAGGAAACCGGCGGCGGCTCCAGTGAACTTCTGATTGTACACCGTTTCTTCTATGCGCGTAATGACGGCAGAAAAATCTTTGCTCAGATCGTCCGTTTTGTCTCTTAACCCGTCTTTAAATTGAGCGAAATACTTTGTGTTGCAGTCCAAAAACAAACAAAGCCCCTGCATTGTAAATGCTCGTACTTTGTATAGGGTGACGGGTGTAGCGTCCTTACCTCTGTAGTCTAATTCTTTTAAAGGATTATCCTCGCACCATTGAAAGTATTCACATGCAGCTTCCCATAGCTTTTCAGGCTCGGTAAAGAGCTTGTCTCTGCCGTGCTTGCTTCTTAACTTCCAAAACTGATTTCCTGCTGGTGCCGCCATTATCTGTGGTATTTGCTTCCTACTTGTGATGTATATGTGCTTTCAATTGACCTTATGTGTACATGAAAGTCAGGTAAGCCTATGATGTTTACTCCTATCTGAAAGTAGATGTATGCTATTGCTTGTTTTATCTTATTCATTTTGCTTGCTGTTTTGGTTAACCATTTGGTTGGGCTGTTGGTTGAATTTGGTTACTTATCCTGATTCTGCATTCGCATCTCTCGTTTGTATGGCAGGATTTGAAGCATACACGGTGAGGCATGTGCTTAAAGCTGTCTTTGAGCCTTTCCTGGGCCCTTGCATCATTTCGCTCTTTTGCTTCTTTGTTTAATATGGTTAGCTTCTGGGCACCGAAGTAGTGCCGCCAGTTGTTCACACGGCAAAGCTTTGTGATTAGCTTTATGGTGTTTTCCTTAAACCTGTGGATTGCTTTTGGTTTGCGGATAATAGTTATCTCTTCTCCGCTTACGTAGATAAGCCCCATATATGGCTTCAGGTCTTCTTCTTTGATTAGCCCTGGCGGGCACACATAGGTGAAGTAGTTGGGTACATGGTTAAAGGATGTTCCTTTGTAAGGGTTGTCGTAAAGGTTCCACTTTCTTTTTTTTGCGTCGGCCTTAAAGTCAGAGCGGCTTACCTTAATTTCAAATTCTGAGACATAGCAATTGCCGTTCACGGAAACAACATCAAGTTCTCCCGCAAAGAAGTAGTTGAAATTCTCAGCAACAAGGTTGCCTTTTTGAATTTCTGCCTTACAAATGGTTTGTTGTATCTCTTTGGTTAAGGACAATGTATCCTAACTAAGCAAATATCGGGCGCAAAAATTGATTTATTGAATGATATTGAGAGATATAGATGCCTAAGAAATAGGCTATTGAATGAGACAAATATACAAAAACAATTTAATAATTTTGCCCTCCATAAATTATATCCATATGCGTAATGCACCACCACATACAGGGTATTTGATATCAGCTGTTTTCATACCATTTCAGGAAGTGACGCATTATATGGTTCATGAGCATCTTAATCCCGGGGCTTCGGGCGCACGGATAATGACTAAGAACGCCGTAATTGATCTGGTTGAAAATTCAGGGCTTCCGGTATATGTTTGGGAATGGTGTTACGACACCGGCCGCTTTAAGGTTGGAAAACAGGTGAACTGCAATTTAGACTACAAGCAGAACAAATACCTTTGGATAAATACAAAGGACCCGAAAACAAAAGATCTGAAGCACTTAATAAAAATGGATTGGTTTCAGACGGCGTTTGATACCAAACAACCTGCGTAAAGACTCCATCACGACCACTATCTGAAAAAAGTTATTAACAAGGATATTGCAAAATGCAATACTAATTCTTAATCCTTGTTTTTCCCAGTATTTTCTGGTGTTTACAAACAAACAGCATCATGATTACGTTTGACAGCGGGACATGTCCTGTTTATCGCAAGGGTGTTAATAACATGAAAGAGTCAAAAAAATGACCCCTCGCTAATTATGCTTATCTTTGTAAAAGCAAAAAACCACAGTTGGCGCTGTGGTTCTGCTTGAATCGTTCACTGATGTTTAACCCTAACTGAAATCAAAATGACAGAGTTAATGAGCCTTCTCTTGATTTACTTAATTGTCAAGGCATCTAAGTAAACTTTATCTTTGACCCATCTGCCGGAGCAGGTGGGTTTTTGATTTGTTCTGTACTGCAAATATAGCACTTATTTTAATTTCGTGTCACTTTTTACCACTTTTTACGTCTCCTAGCGGCTACTCGATATCCATCTCTCTATGATGCATCCATTCGCTAAACCATTCCCATACATTTTCGCTATGCTTATAATCTTCACCATAAGTAATTGTTTCCGCGCCTGAAAGGGAACTGAATATATAATCACACCAAATGCCAATCTGCATTGCGATAGGTAAGTGATGATATTTGATCTTCTCGCCAAACAACTCATTCCAATTGTTTTCTTTTTTGTATTCATCTATCCAATCGCAGAATTCTTTCATAGCTTTTGGATAACTTTCGTAAAGAGCATCAAAAAAATTTTCCTTGTTTAAATTTTGTAATTCCATAATGCTGGGGTTTAAGTGAATTTTAAAAACCGGTTCTCCCGGATGATTACAGTCTTGAATGGCAGTTTGTCTTTTGGTACCTGCCGTATTTGGTTCATAAGGCCCTTAGAGCCGCTGAAGAAAACATGCTTAATGCCGTTGCGCTCGAACTGCAGGTGCAGACATTCGGTGTTCTCTTTTTTTGTGGATGGTTCAATCTTGAAGTCTTGTACAATGATCTCGGTGTTCAGGATATCGTCAACAAGTATTTTAGTTCCTTGAAAGTTATTATTGGCTTGTATGTTGAATTGACTGAATTGGTTCATTAGGTAATAATTTCTTTTTTAAGTGTTTGCTATCACAATGCTTTAGCCATCCATTATAAGAGGCTATGGATGCGGGGTTTTTCCTTTTGGCCAGCATCCGCGCAAAGTTCTGTTTGATTGATTTTCTTAATAAAGTGTGCGTATGGTAGAAACGATATCCTACAAAGTCGATGCCCCGTGCTTCTACAGGGAATACCTGGTAATTCTCTTTGATGGTTATGTTCAGCTTAGTGCCGAAATATTGGGCTATCTCAGACAGAAGCGAGTGCAGCAAGGCTTTATCAGGTGCAAGGATTACAATATCATCAGCATACCTGAAGTAGTACTTAACCGCCTTTTGTCCTTTAATCCAATGGTCAAAGTAGGTCAGGTAGAAGTTGGCAAAGTACTGGCTTAGATAGTTGCCTATAGGCACACCAGGCGCACTGTCAATAATCTCATCCAGCAGCCAAAGCAGGTCCTTATCCTTTATCTTTCGCCTGAGCAACTGCTTCAGAACGTCATGATCAATGGTAGGATAGAACTTCTTTACATCAAGTTTAAGGCAGTGTTGAGTGCCGGGCACGTCCCTTAGTGCTTTCAGCACCGCTCTATGAGCTCCATGTATTCCTTTGCCTTTAATGCAGCTGTATGTGTCAGCTGTAAATACAGATACAAAAACAGGCTCAAGGATGTTCATTACTGCATGGTGGGTAATCCTGTCAGGGAAGTATGGCAGCGCGAATATTTCACGCTCCTTTGGCTCATACACTTTGAAGGTACTATACACCGATGTCCTGTAAGTTTTGTTCTTCAACATCTCATGCAGCAGTTGGATATTGGCCTCACGGTTTTTGTCATGTAGCTTTATGCCATACTGATTAGCCTTACCTTTTCGGGCTTTCTCATCTGCCAGGGCAAGGTTTTCAATGCTGATGATCTTGTTGTATAGGTTATTTAATCGTTTCATGCCTTTGCTTTTTATCCGGTCACGTTCCCTTTCGGTACCAGCGCCCTTCTTCATTCGTGATTTTTTGCCATGTGGGCAGGGTCTGCATTGCCAATATTTTAACCATAGGTGGGAGCTGACATTCGAGTTCGAGTTGTCGTTATCGTAGTCGTTGTACGAAAAGCGAGAACCTGAAAGACAACACGCAATAGCAATGCACCACCGTTATACTGTTACGCTATTACAAAGTATTCGCGGTACAAGTCTTCAAACTGCTTACCTGCATACTCTGCAACCTCCCTGTTGCGGTAGCAAAGGCGGGAGCCGACAACCGAGCACGAGTCGTCGTAAACGCAGTCGTAGTACGAAAAGCGAGAACCCGAATCCTCATCGTCCATATAGAACCAGGGAAAATACTTCCACTGGTCATCATCTGTCCAATCCGGCACCCAATCCCCGTTCAGGGCTTTGTTGATGATAATCAGCTTTGCATGTGCTTCCATAGCTTTACGGTCCCTCTCAGGAAACATTGAAAAGTCGGGTAACACTTTGGCGGCATCTAACCCTTGGTTAGCGCACGCATCTTCAAATGATTTGATGTTTGTGTAATTCATGATTTATAATTTATTTAAAAGTTCCTTGATGATTTTATCTTCTGTTTCGCAGGGTTTATATCCTGTTTTCCATGCATCATAGCCTTGTTGCTGAGCCATGATGTATTGCTCGTTGATGTTTTTGATACTAGCGTTTTTCCTGTAGATGCTTTGCTTAAATCCAGGTAGCGCCCTAAAGGCTTCGGTATTTTCTATTTTGGTTCTGATGTTCATGATGACATATTAAAAAGGCTCACTTGGTTAGTTTCAGCCTTACGATTGTTAGATTGTAATTCACTGTATTGTTTGCTTATCCATACCCTCAAGAGCCTGCCGTGGGCCTTTGGAAGTTTCGCATCAGCCGTGCCGTTGAAAATGATCTTCTTTTTGCTGGCAAGGGCATTCACGGCCGCGCCGAATATGTTCAGCTGCTTTGGCTCAGGGTTACCGGCATCATAGTATGCCAGCTTCAAGTCTTCACTTGTGAAAGGCCGCATGCGTTTGGCCACCCACTCCTCAGCAAACTCGAACAGGTTTTTATACTCTTGCTCGTTGTTCTGCCTTACCTGGTCGAGGGCTTCATCTTTGGTTTGAATGTTCTTTTTCATACTGATCTATTGCCTGAAATATTTTATATGGTATCTGTGGAGTAACCGCGTTGCCATATGCCTTTAGCGCTTCTCGTCTAGCTTTTCCTTTGTAACCCAGTCTTTCGGAAAGCCCATCATCCAAGCATACAGTTGGGGGTTCAGAAAGCCATCTACCGCCCCGAAAAGTCTGTACAGTTGCTCCGAAAGCCCTCCAGGCGACCTGTGATGTCTTCTCGCGAACATTGGAAAAGAAAGTTTGTCCCGATTCGATTCTGATGCTGTTGGGGTAAGCAACGATATACAGCCTGGCACGATGATGGGGCGCACCGACTTCTGACGCTCTACAAAC